AAGCTTGGAACCCTGTTCGTTGATTCTTAGCTGGGTTATAGTCCCATATAGAACTACGAGGTCTTGTCATTATACCATAACGCAAAGCATCATACAAGTGGTCTTCTGCATTTGTGTCTACATCTTCTGGATTCTTTTTGTCCAGCGGTATAGACGGTAGTTGCGCTATCATATTGGTACAGGAAGAGAAGAATACGAGTCTTGGCTCCTCAGTAAACTCGTCTACCTGTAATCGACGGTGTATCTCATTCTTTCCTGAAACACGAGAGCCTTTAGAGCGATCTGAAGGACGCCAACGGCAACCTTTCATATTCATCTGCTCAGCCAAGGAAGGACCAGTATCACCTCGGTTATGCCACAAAGAAGAGTCCAACACGCCGTACCTGATAGTACCATCATCAGCCTCCTCTCTAAGGATCATATCCGCTAGATCAGAAGCTGTAACTTTAGAACAATATAATTCCCTGTATACAACCAGCTGCTCACTTGGTGTGACAGCGATCCAGACCACTCCAGTGTAGGAACCGTAACCATAGTCGCAAGCTCTAAACTTAGTCCACGACTGAGGGATATCGTATGGCTCCACCACGTGTATGCTTCTGTTAAATTCAGGGAACGCTGCTCCTTCGTTAATATCCCAGTTGCCCTCAAGAAGTTGTTTTCTTTGGTGCTCAGGTAGTGACAAAAGCATTGCTTCGTAGTCACCAGTGTCAGCTAGGTAAGGGTTATCAAATAAGCTAGCTGGGATAAATCTGCGTTTAAATAGTGGCTCTCCTGCTCGGCTGTGACCTGGAGGAAAGGCTAGTGTTTCACCTGTCTCTATGTTAGTAGCCCAGAAGGGACTGTTAGCAGGCGCTGGGTCAATGAACATTTTCTTAACCCAAGAGTGGCCTGGACCACCAGGGTTGGTTGTAGCTCTCATATACAGCCCTAGTTCTTTAGAGCTAGTACGTAGACGTGAACGCATATAGTTCCACGCATACGGAGTGTTCCACTGAGTAAGCTCGTCAAAAGCTACATAGTTAAACGCCTGTCCTTGGTAACGCATAACGTCAGTGTCTTTGTCGAGGTAGGACATCCAGAGTCGTCCTCCTCTTGGTGTGGTCCACTGAGACTTACGCTCTGACCACTTAATCCCAGGAATAGCTTTAGGGTATAACTCTTGGCTTTTCTGTATGAGTTCCCTTAGTTCTTCCGTTGTGTGACGAACAAGTAGACCACTAAAGTCTGGGTTGTTCATATCACGTAGAGGGTCCGCTAAAGTTGCATAAGACTTGCCACCGCCAGCTGCCCCACCATATAGTACTTCTCTTTCAGATGAAGCTAGATATTGTGTCTGTGGGCCAGGGTTAGGCTTAAAGACTACTTCTTGTGCTGCTATCGGGTCAAACTCAACAGGTTTAACTTCAGCTGGCTTCTGTATCTTCGGCGTAGGTGTAGTAACCGAGTCTTTCTTTTTCGAGTATCTCGTACTGCTTGAGCGCTTTTTCGTACCTTTCGGTAAGCTTGCGTTTAATTGCAGCAAGTGATTTACGTTTTCTTTCGACATCTATACGCTTTCTTAACCCTGAGTGCGATATACGACGACCTGACTGTGTTGACAACCAAGCAGCTACTTCTCTATAACTATACTGCTTTAAGTGCTTCTTTGCAAGCTCTAATAGCTCTAATTCTTTAGAAATAGGTGTTAGCCACTCGTCGTCGTCTGGATCAATCTCGTACCCGAAAGGTATTTGATGTGTCAACCGTGGGATTCGCTCCCATCTCTTTACTTTGAAGTCGGGCTTAGGTAACATCCAGTAGCCTAAGCTCTCACGTTCTTTTTGTTTAGTTATCCGTATCATCGCTGTCTTTAGGTGGTAGAATAAACAAACCTCCTGATGATTGTACTTCTACACGTTCTGTCTTTACGACACCAGCACGGTCAAGGATTTCTTTAGCTGCTTGCATCTTTTCTTTTACGCCTAACTCTGTAGGATCAACAAGAGCTTGACCAAACGCTACAGCTGCTTTAGGTCCAATACGAGACATATAGGTTTTAGTACCCTCAAATATCTCATCTTTCAGAGCATCTACAATAAGACGTGTAGGTGTGTTATCGCTGTAACCAGCAAGCTTCTTAGCTTTGACTACATCACCACCAGCCTCATCGAACAGTACTTCGAGAAACTTTTGTTGATTTTCTGTTAGATTTTTTGCCATTAGCTTTCCTGTCGATATTCTCAGCTATTCTTTTGTAAGTGGTAATGATGAGTATCTTACCATCTTTATCAAAAGCGTAGTACTTACTGCCTTGTTTACTTATGCCACCAGATAGATTACGAATCCAAACACACCAAACCCTACTAATAAAAGAAGACCTGATACAGTCCAAGTTATGATAGCTTCTTGTAGTTCAGCTTTACGATACTCTTGCTCTTTCTTTTGCTTTCGTATCTTAGCCTCTGTAGCTACAAGCTCGTCCCAAGCGGATGGACCCATCGTAAAACTAATATAGTCCTTTAGCTCCTTACGCATTTGCTCTGCTTTACGCTTTGCAGCAAACACTTCCATAGCTTCAGCTTCTACAGAACCTCCAATAGCTTTCCACCACGGAGGATTCTTTACTTGTTTCTCAGCTTGCCCTAAGTCAGACATATGACCAGCCCATTTAGTTAGTTGGCTACTCATATCTTGTAAGTCCTTGCCTATAGCAAAGCCTTTCTTTAGAGCGTTAAAGGCGACAGTGGCCCCACTGATAATCGTAACTGGGTCCATACTGCCTCCTCAAACAAGTATAGATCACTTCTTGCCTTCTCGCACAATACGCTTGATGTCGCCACGTCCGATACCTAGATCGTTAAGCTCACGGTCTGACATACGCCATAGGTGCATCTCTGCGATACGTGCGTTAGCTTGACGTTGACGAGCTTCGATCAATGCATTAAATACTCTGATCAGCCAAGCTTTAAAATTAGTGGCCCACTTTGATGATTCAGAAATTACTAGTTCCATTATATACGTACTCCTTATGTTTAATGGATGTACATATAGTTATACTAGAATACTGGGCCTTTTAAAATAGCTTTTTTGGAATACCCGCTATGCGCTAGCCGACAGGGATAAACGTTTCTACTACAGTGACAATACTATCTATATGCCCTGCTGAAATAGGAGTTACTTGAATCTTATCACCAGGCTCAAGTACAAGCTCTATACCTTGAAACTCTATAAAGTCACCAGCGTTTAAGCTTTTACCTTCTACAAAACCAGATGCATAACTGTCAGACGAGTCATACCACTTAATATTGACACTGTTAGTGCTGCCACCAGAGTTATTTACAATAATATAAACAACCTCTGCACTACAGTTAGCAGGGCAAGTATATACGTCTTCTGTTGTAGTGCCATTGTTATGACCCCACACAGAACGTTTGCGTGATGGTTTACCCTGCGTAACTAATGTCATTACTTCTTAGCCTTAGTCTTAACTACGTAAGCTTCATTCACATCAGGTGTAGAGGGATCATCAGCGATGAAATGTCCATTCTCATCACGTGCACGTACAATCTCAAGATCATCCTTCTTTACCTTTGGCTTAGATGTGACTTTCTTAACTACCTTTTTAACTGCAGTCTTAGCTTTAGTAGCTAAACCCATCTCTGCTTCTTGACAGATAGAATTTACGTTAGGGTCTTTACTTTGTACGTTACCGTAGTTGTCTTCACCTGCAGACTGATTACCCATAGAGTCCCACACGTAGCCGTGCTCGTCTACACGATAGCCTTTAGCCTCTAGTGCTTTCTGGTATTTATGATAATACTTAGTAGCCATTACGAACTCTTTTTCATCATTGGGCGTTCAGCTGGGTTAGAAGCACCACAAGCTAGACCACCGTCTTTGTAACCCTTACGCTTTTTTGAAGCCATACCACCATAGGACATACCCATAGCCATATAGTCTTTCTTTTTGCTAGACATACCACCATAGTTATAGCCCATCTTCTTAGCTACTTCTGGTGCTGCTTTCTTCAAAGCTTTCATACCTTCGTTCATCATTCCACCTTTATTCATATTGTTGTGATAACCTGTTCCACCACAATGTGAACAGCCTTTACCTTTACACTTAGGGCACATTTTTTTAGCCATTATACACTTCTCTTTCTACCAGAGGCTGTTGTTGACCAAGCAACTTTAGATGGTCCTGTCTTTTTCGATGCCTCTTTTTTGGATATTTTTGAGGCAACTTTCTTTGGCCTACACGCTGGGTAGGGACGACTGGAGTCACTGGCTGAACTGCGCCCACATTCTTTACCTGTCTTAACGTCTGTCCATTCTTCACCAAACCACTTACCTAAGCCTCCTTTAGAAAAACTTCTACGCTGACTTTGTAATACGTGTTGGCTACGTGACCTTGTTCTTGGTTGTGCCACTGTACTTGCCTCCACGCTTCTTGTACTCTTTGGTTAACCACGCTGATGCATATGCGCTGGGCCAGACATCAAACTTCTTCTTAGCTGCAGCTTTTACTTGAGCATACAACTTTTTGTTGGTTGGTGTAGGTGATTTAGACACTATGCACTACTTCCTTCAACCTTATGGCAGTGCGGTGTAGCATATGCACCCCCTGCTCTTATATTGGCAGCTATTTGTTCTGCCTCTTCTAAACAAGCCTGCTCAGTGTAGAACGGCTCTGGTTTTGCTACAATCTTACAGGACAACGCCATAGGATCAAAACAAACAAGCATTATCCCTATCCACATATCACCAAGCCTTACAAGACCAGTAACGTGCAGTAAACTTATCCGTTGCTGTATCACAATTATGTCTAGCTCTGAAGCTAGCACGACGACCTGGTTGATCTTTCTTGATAGACATATTCGGATCACCAAAGCGTACAATCTTTACTTGATCACCTTTCTTAGCTAAGACAGCCGACTTCTTAGATTCACCAGGAGTTTTCTTAGGTTTGTTGTACCCTGGGAAAGTCTCACCACGATACTTGAGCTTCCCGCTAGGTAAACGTTCTACGTCTTTAGTTGTAGCCATTCATCCGATCTTTCAGTGTTTTACGTCTGAAGGGAGCGCTAACTAAGTTATACAGTGCTCTCCCTATTTGTGTAGGAGTAGGTAGTACCCACCCTAATAGTAATACAAGTAGTACCCACGGTGGTATATTCGTATTAGTTATATCTAAAGATTCCACTGGTCCAGTCTCTACTTCCTTGAGAACCTCTGTAGTTATGATGTCCCGCCCAGCGCTTGTAGTTTCTTCTTGCTCAAATGTGACTACAGCCTGTTTGTTTTCTTTTCCCACTTGTGCATTGGAATTTACGGTTGGACCGCCAGACCCTCCAAGAAGACCTAGAGGATTCAAACCACAGCCAGACAAGAAAAGAGCTAGGACTATCCATCTCACTGTATTAGCCCATCATTAACTCAAAGTGTGGTGCATCAATAAAAGGACGACGACCTTGTGATCTACGTAGGTCAATGTATGCATTCATAGCATCTTCAGCTGTATCATCGTAGTAACGAATGTCACCCTCTGACCAAGCTGCACCCCATTTGATAGGCACCTCTAGTTCTTCTGCTGCTTGAGCCATAGCGTCACAGATGTTATCGTAAACATTTAGTTCCCAACTTACGTTAGAACCAAAGTAAGCTACAAGGTCTACGGCGTGACTATAACCGTCCCCCTGAATCAAGTGCTTACTTTTCATAGTCTGTGAACGTCCAGACTCATACAACTCTTTCTGCTCAGCTAAGGTACGTACACCATAAGTCACACCGAAGTCTACATCAGTCAGTTCGATAGCTCTTTTAACTACAGCTACCATATCTGGATGTACACCGTCTAGTTTATCTAATGAGCGCTGGGAAAGTCTGAAAGCCATATTAACGCATATCCTTCCCCGATGATGTAGACATAGCCATCTTGCTACCCATAGGCTTACCCGCCATATAAGCTGTAGCACCCATATATGCAGCTACAATACCAGTCTGTGCTATATAGAACAAACCAAATAGATCAGCTAATGCATTAACACGAGAGTCACTGATAAGTCCATCATAGAACAGTACACCTGTGAAGCCAATCATCATAAGCATAGCTACCCAAGCCATCTTCTTCTGAGACTCAGCTTTCTCTTCACGTAGCTCTATCTCAAGCATACGCTCTTTCATAGCTACTTCTTCAGCTGTGACCTTACCGTCACCATCAATGTCAAAGTCTACTACCATAACCAGTGATATACCTCGTGTACTACAGCTAGAGCTACAATACCTAGAATAGTTGTCTTAGGGT